CCTTACGAAGCGTTTGAAAGCTAACGGTGAGGAGATAACCTCTGCCGCCGATTGGCAGATTAACAGGCTTTATGAATTGGGCGTGAGTAAGGATGAAATAGACAGCCTTATTCAAAGCACGCTCAATGTGTCTGACGATGAAATCGACAGAATCTATGACGAGGTTGTACAGTCGGGATATGCAAGAAATGAGAAGCTTTATGCAGGCAAGGGCAAAGAGTATATTCCTTATGCAGAAAATAAACAGTTGCAACAACTTGTAAAGGCGGTCAAAAATCAGACAAAATCGGAGTACAGGAACATTACAGGCTCACTCGGATTCGCCGTGAGAAATGCCGACAATACGCTGTCATTTACTCCGCTTGCGGACTTTTACCAACGCACTCTTGACAACGGACTTATGCAGATTGCAAGCGGTGCGGTTGATTATAACACCGTCCTTAAAAAAGCGGTTAAAGCTATGACCGACAGCGGATTGCGTATCGTCGATTATGCAAGCGGTTGGAGTAATCGTGTTGATGTGGCGGCACGCAGGGCGTTGATGACAGGCTTTAATCAGGTTGTCGCAAAGGTCAACGAGGACAACGCCGAACAGCTCGGCACGGAATATTTCGAGGTCAGCTATCACCGTGGTGCAAGACCGACACATCAGGTGTGGCAGGGCAGAGTGTACAGCAAAAAGGAGCTTGAAACCGTCTGCGGATTGGGTACGGTCACAGGTCTTTGCGGTGCGAACTGCTACCACAGCTATTCGCCGTTCATCAAGGGCATTGATACCCCGACATACAGCGAAGAAGAACTTGACCGTATGAACGAGGAAGAGAACACCCAGAAAGAATACAACGGCAAACAGTACACTGCGTATGAAGCACAGCAAAGGCAAAGACGGCTTGAAACCGCAATGCGTGCCGACCGTCAGCAAATTGAATTGCTCACACAGGGCGGTGCAGATGACGATACAATCACAGGCGCAAAGGTCAGATATTTTCAAAGGCAGGACGAATATGTAAAGTTTTCCAAAGCAATGAACCTCCCTCAGCAATGGGAAAGAATAACCGTTGACGGCAAAAATGCTTTAGGCTCAAAACTCCCGAAAAAAGCAGAGAGTGTTAATAAAATCACCGCTGAATCTGTTGCAAAATCGGGTAAAAGTGGTATAATAAAAGAGAAAAGTAAAAAGCCTATTACTCCGATAACCGATAAAGCTATCAGTCGTATTCCTAAAGTTGATATTGAAGGTTATACAGAAGAGCAGTGTTTGGAAATTCAAAAACAACACAAGGAGCTTTTGAAATTTTCAAAAGAACAAAATGAAGATAAAGAAGTTGCCTTCGTGTTAAAAAATGATGTGTCCAAAATGATTACAGAGCCTATTAAAGGAACTGATGAAAAAATAGATTTTGGATCAGCACTTCAAGGCAAAGATTTATTTGTTATGCACAATCACCCGAGAAACAGCAGTTATTCTTTAAATGATATTATCGAATTTATTAAGAATGATAGTATAAAAACATTTACTATTGTGAAAAACGATGGCAACATTGAAGTATTAACAAAGTTGAAAGGATACGACAGACTATCACTTTTAACAGAGTTACAACGAATGGGAAAAAAGAGGATAAAAACAGGTTCTGATAGTGAATACAGAAAGGTTATTGATAAATTTTTAAGTAAACATCAAGAAGGAGGTTTATTTGAATGGAAGAAATAAACAAATCTGTTTTAGATGGTTCTAACGAAGAAGCTTCAAAACGTCTTGACGAAATAATTAAAGAACTTGAAAAACAAAGAAACAAAAGCTAACCGCTCCGTAAAAAGGGCGGTTTTGTTGTATGCAATTCACAAAAACAGCATAAAATTACGAATTGAGCATTTTATAACCGACAGCAATGTTGATTATAGGGTGCTTTTTGCATTTAAACCCGTCGATTTCGACCGGTTTAGAAAGGTGGTGACAGAATGAAAATCAGAGTAACAACAGCATTTAACGACAGGCAGAACGGCTATGTAACCCGACCTGTGAATGAAGTTTTTGAATGCTCCGAGCAGAGAGCAAAGGAACTCATTGACGGCGGTTTTGCAGAAGAGGTCAAGCCTGACGCCCCCAAAAGCCGAGAGCAAAGAAAACAGAAAAAACAGATTAAGCGCCCTTGCATTTGATTGCATAGGTGCTTTTATTTTACCCTGCCGTGGGTTACAACGGCTGAATTTCTACCGCAGGCAAAGCGGAATACAAGCTATGCAGAAAGGATTTACTATGAAGAATATACACACACTTCTCTCCGAAATCGGCTTTACAGTTCCCGAAGATAAAAAGGCTGACTTTGAAAAAGCCTTTGCGGATAATTACAAAACCGTGTCAGAGGTTGAAAAGCTCCGCACATCAAGGGACAACTACAAGTCACAGCTTGAAACTGCACAGACTGCACTCAAAAAGTTTGAGGGTGTCAATGTGGACGAGCTCAAGGGCGAAATCAAAAAGCTCAACGGCGAACTTGAAACAAAGGAAAACGAGTATCAGATAAAAATTGCCGATATGGAGTTTAACTCTGTTCTTGACACCGCTGTTTCAAAGAGCGGTGCGAAAAATGCAAAGGCTGTCAAGGCTCTGCTTGACCTTGAAAACCTGAAAACATCTAAAAATCAGGCAGATGACATCAAAAAGGCTCTCGAACAGGTTAAGTCCGAAAACGGCTATATGTTCGGTTCTGACGAGCCTTTTCAGAATCCTGTTAAGGACACGGGAAATCCTATACCGACAGGAATTACAAAGGAAATGTTCGCAAAAATGGGTTACAGCGAGCGTTTAAATCTAAAAAAGAGTGACCCACAGAAATATGAACAGTTGAAAGGATGATTAAATTATGCCAAATCAGGTAACAAAAATTTCTGACATTATCGACCCCGAGGTTATGGCTGATATGATTTCAGCAAAAATCCCGAATAAGATTGTTATTGCTCCGTTTGCGAAGGTTGATACAACCCTTACAGGTGTGCCAGGCGATACTATCACAGTTCCGCAGTATGCTTACATTGGTGACGCCGTAGATGTTGCCGAGGGTGTTGCGGCTGAAACTGTAAAGCTCACAGCAAGCACCGCAAAGGCAACTGTAAAAAAGGCAATGAAAGCCGTTGAGCTTACGGATGAAGCAGTATTAAGCGGTTACGGCAACCCTGTCGGCGAAGCTAACAATCAGATTGCTAAGGCAATTGCTTCAAAGGTTGACAATGACGCAATGGACGCACTTCAGACCGCACAGCTTGTATATGACGGTTCAGGCTCAATTATCAAGTACAATTCGGTTGTTGAAGCTATTGACCTTTTCGATGAAGAGGCAAACACAGACAAGGTTATGTTTGTAAACCCAAAGCAGGTTACACAGCTTCGCAAAGACAGCGACTTTCTTTCTGCCGATAAGTACCCTAATCAGGTTATGATGTCAGGCGAAATCGGCAAGATTGCAAACACAAGAATTGTGCCTACAAGAAAAGTACCGCTCTTGAACGAGTGGTACAAAGCTGACGAAAGCGGTACAGCCGTAACAGCTTCAAATCTTGAAGAGGTCAAGAAAACAATGCCCCTTGTAAAGATTGGCGACAAGGTAACAAAGGTATCTGTCCCGTGCTATTCAAATCCGATTGTTAAGCTCACAAATGATGAGGAAACAGAGGACGATACAGCGGCAATTACCGTATATTTAAAGCGTGACACAAATGTGGAGGCTGACAGAGTATCTCTTTCAAGAAAGACAGATGTTTCAGCCGACAAGCATTATGTTGTTGCTCTTTCCGACCAGTCAAAGGTTGTTCTTGCAAGAATTAAGAAATAAGGAGTGTTACTATGACCGCTTATGCCGATGAAGGCTATTACATCTCTGAATATCTCTGTGGCAGAAAGGCGGTCATTGTTTCCGCCTTTGATTATTATGCACGCTCTGCAACCCTGCTCATTAAGGCATACACAGGCGAAAATGTTGACGGGAACAATATTCCCGAAAGCGTAAAACTCTGCTGTTGTGAGCTTGCAGAGCTTGTATATAACGATGAAAAGCAGTCCGCAAATTCAGGAATTTCATCCGCAAGCGTCGGTGATGAATCCGTAAGCTATGTGTCCGAAGAAGAGCGTAAAACCGCCCATAAAAAGGCTGTCAGACACACAATTTACAAGTATCTTGCCGACACCGATTTGTTGTACAGAGGTGGTCGCAGATGATTATTACCCCTGAAAGCTCCTGCACAATCTACAGATTCAACGGCTCAGGCTATGACCGATATTTCATTCCCGAATGTCATTGGCAGGAGAACAAGGCTCGCAATGTGCTTAAAAGCGGAATGCAGAACGCTGACAGCGTGACGGTGTATTTTCCGATTGAATCCGCAGGGCTTTTGCCCGGCTTTTTAAAGCCGAGCGAAAACCTTTTTGCAGGTCAGCTATGCACCCCTCAGAACAGCGCACAGGACATTATTATTAAGGGCGAGAGTAATTTTACCTTTGATAATTCAAACCCTCAGAGCGTGTCACAGAGCCTTAAAACGCTAAAGCAAAAACACAGGTGCTATGCGGTTATGTCGATTGATGAAAAGCTCTACGGCGTAACCGATTTACAGCACATCAAAATTTCGGCGAGGTGATTGCATGAAGATTGTTCAACCGCCCGATTTTGTCATCAAGTCAAAAAACGGTACGGCAGGTTTCCTCTGGGATAAAAAGTTTGCAGTCCGCAAAAATGCCGATGTGTTAAAGGTGCAAAAGTATGTTGACAGCACGGTTTTACGATTGATGAAACCCTATACACCATTCAGAAACGGTGTGCTTGAAAAGTCGGCAACCCTCTCAACGGTTATAGGCTCGGGCGAAATTCATCAGAACACACCGTATGCGAGGTATCTCTACTACGGCAAGGTTTACGGTCCTAATATCCCGATTAAGGAAAACGGTGGTATTGTGGGCTATTTCAGCCCTAAAGGACAGAAGAAACACCCAACAGGTAAAATGCTTGTTTATTCTCGGGCAAAGCACCCTCTTGCCGGCAAGATGTGGTTTGAACGAATGAAAGCCGACCGTAAAAAAGAGATTTTACAGGGTGCTGCTAAAGTGGCAGGAGGTACGACAGAATGAACATAATTGAACTTATGCGGAGCATTGTGATGAGCTTTCCAAAGCTGAACGATGTCCTGCACATTGACTACACAACCCCTGACACCGACAGCTACGGCTTATCTCCGACAGGCGACACACTGATTAAATCCGATGTTCTCGGCAATCAGGAGCGACAGCACACATTCATCTTGTACGCCGTGTATCAGTCGGTTAATGACTATGACCGCCTTGCCAACAGCGGACTTATTAACGAGTTACAGCTGTGGCTTGAAAAACAGGCAAAGGGGCAAACGCTGACCGTAACGGTTGGCAACAATGAGCTTGCAGGTACGCTCACAAAAATAACCTGTTCAAACGGTATGCTCTATGACATACCCGACAGCAATTTAATCGGTAATGTAATGTATCAGTTACAGATTACCGCAGATTACAAAATTGAAAGTGAGGAATTTTAATTATGGCAACAACACCCGATATCGGTAAACTCAAAAGAAGTTATCTTATGCACTACATTGACGCTTCATTCGGCACAGGCGAAAGCCCTAAGTGGTTTTTGATTGGCAGAGATATTGAAGATATGTCGGTTGAACTCAACCCCGACACAGAAACAGTCAAGAACATTCTTGACGAAACCGTTGTAAACGATAACGGCTATGAACCGTCAATTGACGCAGACACTTATTACGCAAACACAGGCGATGCAATCTACGAAAAGATTAAGGATATTGCAATGAACCGCCTTACAGGTGACGACTGCAAGACTGCAATTCTTGAAGTTCTTGTTGATAAGAAGACGGGTCCGTATGACGCTTGGACTGAAACCTGTATCGTAAAGCCACAGTCCTACGGCGGTGCTCAGGGCGGTGTGAACATTCCGTTCAACATCGCATTTAACGGCGACAGACAGCAGGGTACGGCTACAATTGAGAAGAAAGTGCCGACCTTTACCGCAACGGTTTAATCTTTGGGGAGGGATTGATTTATGCAGAAGCTTGTTTTTGACAGAGGTTACAAGGAGTATCAGATTGGCGATGACGGAAACGCAGTAATCCGTATCAATACCACGGATTTGGGCATTCTTGCAAGGCTCAACGAGGCAGTCAAGAACATTGAACAGATTCAGAAGAAGTATGAAAACGCTGAAAAAGCCGAAAGCGCTGACGCAATTCAGCTTATCACCGAGTGCGACAAGGACATCAGAGAGCAGATTAACTACATTTTCGGTTCGGATGTCTGCACGGTTGCTTTTGGTGAAATTAACTGTCTTTCGCTTGCGGGCGGTAAGTCGATTTTTGAAAACTTCCTTGAAGTGCTTATTCCTGTTATGCAGGCTGATTTTGAATCGGCACAGAAAATTTCCGATGAGAAAGTCGGCAAATACACTTCACAGGTGAAAAGGTGATTGAATTACTGCCGAAAAGCCTTGAGGTTGACGGCAGAAACTACGAAATCAATTCCGACTTCCGTGTTGCTCTGCTGATTTTCAAAGCCTATGCAGACGATGATCTGAACGATTTTGAAAAATGCCGAGTGTGTGTTGAGTGCCTTTACAAGGAGATTCCCGAAAATTACCAAAAGGCACTTGACAGGGCAACTTGGTATCTTGACGGCGGAGATATTCCGCAGGGCAAACAGCTCCCCATTCGTGTGCTTGATTGGGAACAGGACGGACACATCATCTTCCCAGCTCTCAATAAGGTTGCAGGAGTGGAAACACGCACAGTCGATTATATGCACTGGTGGACTTTTCTCGGCTTGTTCAATGAAGTGGGTGACGGCTTGTTTACACAGGTGATTTCAATACGCACCAAAAAGGCAAAGTATAAGAAGCTCGACAAAACCGAACGGGATTTCTACAATGAACATAAAGAACTTATCGACCTAAAGCCCAAACTCACAGCAGAAGATAAAGAAGAACTTGACTTCATAAATTCGCTTGTGTAGTGTAGTATCGTATCACATATTGTTGACATTCCCTAAATGTTAGTGTATGATTAAGTAAAAACTATATTGTTTTAACATTTAGGAGAGTGTAATCTATGAAATGCCCGTATTGTGGTGCTGATAATCCAAATGATACAGAATTGTGCAACTTTTGCGGCAGTTATATCAAGAGAGATGAGAAAACAGTTATAAATCAAACGATTTATGTAAACAGAACCGAACAGCCAAAAACCGAAACCGTAAATTATGCTTCAAATAATGTAAAACCTGTAACACCGTACATACAAAAGTCTAAAAAGCCTTTGTACAAAAAATGGTGGTTTTGGGTTATCGTTGTTATGGCACTTGGCGTGGTATCGAATCTGATTACAGGTAACGGTTATTCAAGTTCAAAAGATAAAAATGCTGACAGCAAGTCTGTTTGGGCAACTGAATACACAGACCTTGAAGATTTCGATTACTACTTTGACGGAAACGAAGTGTATATCAAGGAATATAAAGGACACGATGATAAAATAAAGGTCAACAGCACTTATAAAGCTGACGGAAAAGACAGAAAGGTAGTATCTTTTTCAGACGGAACATTTTTTGCAAGGATTGTTGATAGTGTTATACTTCCCGAGGGAAC